ATACCTTATTGTTTTCTGTGTGTCAAATTCCTTTGCCCAAAATGCGTTTCCGGGTGGGGATGGGTCTATATACATCTTCTTTACCCACCAACCGCCTACTCCACCGGGGTTAGCTGTGCACCTCATATAGAGACCAAGTTGTGGATCGGTGCTTCTAAGTCTAGATCTTAGGTAATTCCACACATATGGAGTAGGATACTGTGTTATTTCGTCTATTCCTATCCAATTAAACGCTTGTCCTTGGTATCTTGTTACGTCTCTGTCGTCATCTACGTAAGAAAACCATATTTTAGCTCCTGAAGGGAACTCCCACGTTGATTTTGCCTGTTTAAACACTGCTCCCGGCACCGCTTTTGTGTATAATTGCCTACTTTTGTCTATAAGTTCGGTCAATTCTGGTAAAGTACGTCTTAAAAGTAGTCCTCTGTGGTTAGGATTGCCTACATCTCTTAAAACATCAGCAAGAAGTGCGTATGATTTACCTCCACCTGCTGCTCCACCGTACAATACGTCTCTTTCTGGACTTTCTAAGAACTCAGCCTGTGGTCCATCGTTAGATTTAAACACAACTTCGTTCTCAGCAACGTGATTTCTTACTTTTTCTGGTAACGCTAGTAGTTCTTCTTCGGATATTGGCTCTTTTCCGTCACCTGAAAGAGCTGCATCTATTTTACTAAGGCTTTCTTGTAGTTTATTTGCCCTGTATCGTGCATTTATAGCACGTTTTGAATCTTTTTTTGCTTTTGCTTTAGCGTTGGATAGCTTTGTTGATACGGCTTTACGTATCTTCTTCCTATCCAGTTTGGCTTCCGTTGCCATCTAAGTATATTCCTAACTTACTACGTTTTTTTAAACCTTCGTCAGATATATATCTATCTGTTTTTGCTAATAGCCACTGACTTGCTTTTCTCCACCCGCAAGACTTAGCATATGTTAATGCCTGATCCAGTGCTTGTAGCTCTTCTGGTATAGGGGACAGATGTTTTTCATCCTGTGTATCTAACACATACCCAAACGGTATAGTGCTGGTCTTTCTTCGGATTTTATTTGCGTTTTTTAACTGATCCACCATACATCCTTTTTTTAACTACTTTGCCACCCATTCTTTTGGTTTGTGGTCCTGTACCTCTGTGTTGAGGTTTAGCTGCATTTTTAGCTGCATTTATAGCTGCTTTAATAGTTTTTATTGAAGCTCCAGCCTTTGCTGCTGACATTATATTAGTTTTAAATTTAGCTGCAAAATTTGCCATGTCTTGGTCAGATAATGTTCGCCCCTTTACTTTACTCATAAGATTTTTTTTATCTTGATCTGATATTGTTTTACTCATAATTTTTTCCTTTTACCACCTGCTAGTTTCACGAAATAAATCTCCTTGTTCTGGTGGGGTATCTTTAGTTTCATTTAATTCATCAATCGCATCTATCTTATCTTGGTTAGAAGCAATCTCACCTATCCATTTATCCATCTCTGCTGTAAGATCAGAATGTTCTCCAATACCAACAGCAGAGTGTAATAGCACATCAAGATTAGCTTTAGCTATATCTATGTTAGCTTCATACTTTTTTCTTAATGCAAATAGTCTCATAGGTTAATCTTTCTTTTCGCCTACAAAGAAACCAATAGCACCTGCTGCACCACAGCAAATCATAACTACACTTTGCCATAGATCATTTGGTACCATTATGCCTAACATAGCAAATACACCACTAAGTGCTGCATAAGATGAAGGCTCTTTAAACCTATTCATTAATTCAACCATTATTATCTTCTCCTTGGTTAATAGTCATACATGCACAAGGGTTGTCCTCTGTACACGTACAATTTTCGCAGTCGCAATTTTCACATTGGCAGGAACTATTTTTTTTAGCGTATGCAGTATCATATTTTTCATAATTTTCTGTACCCACTGAAATAGTCACCCCCTATTGACCAGCTAAAGGATTATCAAGAGCTCTTTGTAACATAGTTCTTAATCTGTCCTCTAACTCTTTAAGTTTTGTATCTATTACTTCTGCTCTACGGTTTGCATCTGATTCAATAGCAGTTCTTTTGCCGTCAAATCTGTCAGATGCATGGTCAATTAGATCTCTCATATCTTTTTCTATATTTCTAAGTTCTAATCTTACTTCTTGCCCAAGTGCTCTAGATCTTTTTTCTATAGCAGCAATTTGATCGTGGGCTTCGTGTATATCTGTTCTCAGGTCTGTACGAATTGTTCTTGCATCATCTTGTGCTGCACCAACTAATTCTTTTACTGTAGACATTTCTGTTTCTATATTTGTTTTTACTGAGCCTAACTCAGATTCTACTACTGTTTCTATACCAATAAGTTTCTCTTCTAGCACATCAAGTTTTATAGTAAAGCCAGTAAGATCAGGAGCCACGTAGCCATTTATTTTTTCCTCCATTGCTACCCATCTTGCATAACCTTCAAAACCAGCCCACAGGCCACCCCCAATAGTTCCAAGTAACGGTAGTATCAATAGGAGTTTGCCACCCCTAATTTTAATTCCTTTATATTCTACCTCGTTACTCATACTGTTGTCCAATCATTTTTTCTATCTGTAGATTTGATCGTACACTAATATAACTTCCTAACGGATCAGGTAAAATTGCATCAGTATAAATATCTTCTGGCACATACCATGTTGGCTGTACCTGTACCACCTGAGATTGGTACGTTGTTATATTTGGTCCTAATGCATTTACAAGAGCAAGGGTAGTGATTTGTGATACAGGATCATAACTGTTAGGTAATCCTTCTATAATTTGTTTTGCTTTTTCTTGCTTTTGTTCTTGTTCTTTTGTTGGTTTGTTCTCTGCTACTTCTTTTGGTTCTTCTTTAGCTTTTTCTTCAACCACTGGCTTTTCTTCCTGTGCCTCTTCCTGTGTTACTTTTTTTTCTTGCGGTTCCTCATCAACTTCTTTAGCTTCCACTGTACTGCTAGTAGTTGTTTTTTCTTCTGCCTCAACTTCATTTTTAGTTTCTTCTTTAATCTCAGGAGTTTCCATCTCAGTATTAGCAACTTCTACAGTCTCCTCTACATTTTCTGGTGTAGACTCCTCTACAATTGGTTGTGTTTCTATCTTTGGCTGTTCCACTACTTCTACAGGCTCTTGTACATCATCTACAGTAACTTCCAGTTCTTGTATTTCTGCTACCATAGTTTCTACTTCTACCATTACCTCCTGCATGGACATTTCCCCCATATCCATATCCTGAAACATACCCTCAGAGACTCCAACATTTATTGTTTCAGGCATACCCTGTTCAAAATCATCTGGCATAGACATGTCTGGCATATCTAAATCAATCATTACCACATCGTCTATGTTTATTTCCTCAAAACTATCTTCATTTGGTAATGTTGTACTTGTATACGAATCTACAAGAGTTAGCGTTGTTTTTTCTTGTGCTTGCAATGGTTGTAATATTTCTACCCATGTTTCTACAGTTGTAGTTATTACGTTATAATTAACTGTGTAGGCTACGTTATCAAAAAAGTAATTCTTTGCTCCACCTACTCTTATAAATACCTTATCTAAATCTCCAGCAAAGTCATGTAAACCTGAATACGTTGTTGGAGTTTGGTTATTCTCTAAGGTTATAGCTCCTGTATCCCACTGGAGTATGTTATCATTATAGCCTTTTGTTTGAAAGTACCCTGTTGTGTTTGCTTGTGAATGGTACATTTGTAGTTCCCATTCTAGTGTACCTCCATCAGATATGTGAAAATCACTTATATCTACATACTGATCAAATGTTGTTAGAGAATTTGATGTGCCCTTACCACACTTTCCGGTTCCAAAGTAGCTGCTGCAGTCTGGCATACTTGCTGATCCGATTCCTCCCCAATCATAGTCCATATCTCCATGTTTGGTGTTGCCCACAATACCTGTGTCTGCGTGGAGGATGTCTTCTGTGGTTTTGTTTTCCACTGTTGTAGTCGTTTGCGTAACTTCTCTAACATCACCCTGTTCTTCTATTTCTTGTACGACAGTGTCGCCTTCTTCTAATAACTGTGCCTGACTATATGAAGAGTAATATAAGAAGAACAGAGAAGATACCAAGAGCACCTTCATCGGTGATAATTTCTTCATTCCTTACATTCTCCTTTACCCATCTTTCATAATCGGGTCTCTTTTCAGGATTCTCTGCCCAACCTTTTGCAGCATCTAAGCCAATTTTTCCAAAATACGGACAGGGTGTACCTGCCATTTCCATCGCTTGGAACACTCGTGAATCCTGACAGAGCATTGCTACAGCTCCAACTTTCATTCCCATGTAGTACAAAGACCTAGATAATTTAAGTCTTTCGCAGTTTAAATCTCTAACGGCACCCCCGCCAGCTAAACCTAGTATCTGTGTTTGCACTGCTGCACTCGCTGCAAAGCTACAAACATCTTGATTATTTACCACAACCGATGGGGCATTTGCTGTGCCAACCGTTCTGTCTACCGTAGTAGTGCCAGATACCGTGCTACTCGTTGAGGTCACCGTATTGGTCTGGGCCAAAGATTCTCCTTGCCCAAAACTTATGCAGGCCACCAATAAAATAGCTAACCACCATTTGTGCATTTCTAATCCTCACCGTTGTCTTCCACTATAGGCATTGCCGACTTGCT